GCGCGTGATCGCTCCGAACAAGGTTCCCCGTGCCAAGCGGCGTGGGGACAGCAAACCTGTCATCGGTACGGGCAAGCCCATCAAGACGTTCAAGGCGGGCGGTGAGTCCAAGGTCAACGAGGCCGGGAACTACACCAAGCCGGGTATGCGCGAGAGCCTCTTTAAGTCGATCAAGGCTCGTGCAGTGCAGGGTACAGCAGCAGGGCAATGGAGCGCCCGCAAAGCGCAGTTGCTGGCGAAGCAGTACAAGGCTAAGGGTGGCGGGTACAGAGACTGATATGAAAGCCCCACAACAGTCCCTCAAGGCTTGGACCCAACAGAAGTGGAGAACGAAAAGTGGTAAACGATCTTCTGACACGGGTGAGAGATATCTACCAGAGGCTGCTATCAAAGCTCTTAGCCCCTCTGAGTATGCCCGAACAACCGCCGCCAAACGTAAAGGCAAAGCGCAAGGTAAACAGTTCGTTGCTCAGCCAAAAGGCATTGCTGCGAAAACACGCAGCTACCGGCAAGCGGGCAAAGGATAAGAAGTAAATGACCTACAAGACTACAGCGACGACGGACTTCAACCTCGACCTCAATACGATCATCGAAGAGGCGTTCGAGCGTTGCGGTGCCGAACTGCGTACGGGTTATGACTTCCGTACGTCGAAGCGTAGTCTTGGTCTGCTTCTGATGGATTGGGCCAACCGGGGCGTCAATCTGTGGACTCTGGAGACCGGGACCAAGGTTCTGACCTATAACGTCGGGACTTATGACCTTGATGTCGACACGGTAGACCTCTTGGACCACGTCATCCGTACGGGGTCTGGGACCAACCAGCAGGACATCAACATCTCGCGTATCTCCTCCAGCACTTACCTGTCCATTCCGAACAAGAACGCGACAGGTCGCCCCATCCAGATCTGGATCAATCGACGTACGGGTGCGACGGGTGCCGATGATGTCGTGGTGAAGCCTCAGTTCACGGTGTGGCCGTTGCCGGACAATACGACGACGTGGACGCTGGTCTATACCCGGCTTGTGCGTATGTTCGACCCCGGTACGGGCGTGAATGGTCAGGATGTCCCGTTCCGCTTCCTGCCCTGCTTGGTGGCAGGGTTGGCCTATATGCTCTCGATGAAGATCCCCGGTGCCGAGTCCCGCATGGCGGTCTTGAAGGCTCAGTATGACGAGGCATGGGACCTCGCCGCTGGCGAGGACCGCGAGAAGGCAGCGGTGCGTTTTGTGCCGCGTGAGAGTTTCTTGGGTGGCTACTGATGCCAATTAAAGACCCAGAAGCACGGAAGGCATATCAGAAGGCTTACGCCAAAAAGCACCGTGCCCGCGCCTACCAGAAGGTAAAAGAATGGCGCGTGGCTAACCCCGAAAAGTGGGCCGAGCAGCGGAAGCGCTACAGTAAGAAGCACCCAGATATTATTAATGCTAAGACGTTGCGGTGGCGTGCACGCAACCCCAAAAAGTATGCAGAGTTAACACGTATAACTCGCAAAAAGAACTATGCGCGAGTGCTTGCTAACAAGGCTAAATACCGTGCAGTAAAGCAGCAGCGTCAGCCTGCTTGGCTGTCGCCAGTCGATCTTTTTGAAATGCAGTGTATTTATCTTTATAGAACCGCCTTGAAGCAGTGTGGCCTCGATTACGAAGTGGACCATATCCTGCCATTGCAGGGAAAAACGGTATCTGGATTACACGTCCCTGAAAACCTTCAGGTAATCCCCGCAAGAGAAAACAGACTTAAAAATAACCGGGTGCAGCATGCCTAATCGTTTTGCATCCGGCAAACATGCTATTGCGGAGTGTGATGTATGTGGGTTCCGGTACAAGTTGAGGCAGTTAAAACCCTTGGTCATCAAGACCAAGAATGTGAATATACTAGCCTGCCCAGAGTGTTGGAACCCGGATCAGCCGCAGTTGTCGCTTGGGCTATTCCCAGTCGATGATCCGCAGGCGCTCAGGAACCCGCGACCTGACCTGTCTTACTTCGAGGAAGGCAACAACGGCGCGGGTGGTAGTAGAATGATCCAGTGGGGCTGGAATCCCGTAGGGGGAGCGAGTTCGTTTGATGCGGGGCTGACCCCGAACACTTTGGCCCCAGCCGGTGAGGTTGGGACTGTGACGGTCGTAACGACCTAGGAGATCAAGATGAAGAACGGTATGCGTAAGATTGCGCGGGAAGAGGTCGGCAAGCACGAGCGTGCCATGCATGGTACGAAGAAGATGCGTGCTGGCGGCAAGACCAACAGCGACATGAAGAAGTACGGTCGTGGCATGGCGAAGGTGATGAACCAGCGCAGCCCCGTGCGTGGCTCTTCTGGCCCGAGGTAAGTGACATGAAGGACATGGGCAAGATCAAGCCGAACACCGACTCGACGGGCCGCAACGGCTACCCCGAGAGGGACGTGAACAAGGGCGTCACCCACATGAAGATGAAGGGTGCGGGTGCTGCGACGAAGGGCACGAAGTTCGTCTCGCAGATCAACTTGGACTTCAACGGTAAGGTCCGGGCGGGCTGGTCGCCGTAACGATGAACTACGCTCAGCTTTCACAGCTCATTCAGGATTACACCGAGTCCACGGAGCAGAGCTTCGTGGCCAACATCCCGAATTTTGTGCAGTTGGCTGAGGAGCGCATCTACAACACGGTGCAGATCCCGGCGCTTCGCAAGAACGTCACGGGCACGATGACGCAGGGCTTCCAGTACTTCTCGTTGCCTTCTGATTGGCTCTCGACGTTCTCCTTGGCTGTGATCGACCCGACGACGGGTGAGTACGAGTACCTGCTGAACAAGGACGTGAACTACATCCGGGCTGCGTATCCGCCGCCCAACAGCTTGGGCAAGCCTGCGTACTACGCCATCTGGAACAACGCCAGCATGATCCTTGGGCCTACGCCCAACGCGAACTACACGGCTGAACTGCACTATTTCTATTATCCCCCTTCCATCGTCACAAACAGCACCTCGTGGCTTGGGGACAACTTCGAGACCGTGCTTCTCTACGGGTCGCTCCGTGAGGCGTATACCTACCTCAAGGGCGAAGGGGATATGATGCAGAACTACGACACCAAGTATCAGGAAGCCCTTGCGCTTCTCAAGCGCCTCGGTGACGGGTTGGATCGTCAGGATGCGTATCGTTCCGGTCAGGTCAGGGTACAGGTGACTTGATGGACGGCAACATGGAATTAGGTCAGGTCTTCGTCCAGACCACGGACAACCGGGGGTATACTCCGGAGGAGATCGCTGAACGGGCTACCACCCGCATCCTTCGTGTACAGACGAAGGAAGAACTGAACCGGGTACTCGTGAAGTACCTGCAAGAAGCGCAGATGTCCGAGCGGATGAATGCGCGACGTGTATTGACTGAAAACGGTTTTAGTGACGCGGCAGCGCGTTTAGGAGATTGAGATGCCTATTACTCAGGCCATGACGACGTCGTTCAAGACCCAGATCTTGACGGCTACCCATAACTTCGGGACTGCACCGACCCGTGCTACGGCGGCTGCGGATGTCTTCAAGATCGCTCTTTACACTTCTTCGGCTACGTTGGACGCCACCACGACGGTGTATACGACCTCCAATGAAGTGTCCTCGTCTGGCACGAACTACGTGGCGGGCGGCAAGACCTTGACGATTTCGCAGGCTCCGACCTTCACCAGCACGACGGCGTGGCTCGACTTTGACGATGTCACGTGGGGCAGCGCGACGATCACCTCGAACGGTGCGTTGATCTACAACGAGACTCAGGGCAACAAGACGGTGGCGGTGCTGGCGTTCGGCGGGGATAAGACCTCGACCGCTGGTAACTTCACCATCCAGTTCCCGGCTGCGACCTCGACGACTGCGATCCTTCGCATCGCCTAAAACTAGGCCGAGGCCGTGGCAGGCGTCATAGTCGCCTTCGACGGTTGGAACGCTTCCGGTGTAGGCTGGGGCGAACAGGGTTGGGGCGTAGGGTATTCAAACCTTACCGCGACAGGTTCTGTCGGCACGGTAAGCGTTGCTGCGTCTACGGTCATCCCGGTCACCGGGGTCTCGGCTTCAGGTGCCATAGGGACGGTCGTCGTCACGGGCACTGCCAACGTCGCTGTTACGGGTGTTGAGGCCACGGGCCAGACAGGCACCGTCTTTGTCGTCACGGATCAGGTCATCGTTGTCACCGGGGTTGCAGCCTCGGGTGCGGTGGGCGATGTTGTGGTGGCTGCGGCGGCGGTGGCTGCGGTTACCGGGGTTGCTGGGACGGGCGAGACGGGCACCGTCTCCGTCAAGACGGACCAAGTTCTTGCTGTTACCGGCGTTGCCGGGACAGGGCAGGTTGGTACTGCTACGGTCGCAGCGTCGGCTACGGCGCTTGTCTCGGGTGTTGCTGGGACAGGTGCAGTCGGTGATGTAGTCGTCGCAGCGGCTGCTGTGGCGGCTGTGGCGGGGGTTGCGGCCACGGGGGCGGTGGGGACAGTATCTGTCGTCACGGACCAAGTCCTTTCCGTCACGGGCGTACAGGGCACCACAGCGCTTGGTACGGTCACGGTTCTGCTGGAGATCACGGTCTATGTGACCGGGGTCAGTGCCACCGGGCAGGTCGGGAACGTCGCTGTATCTAGCGGCGCAAATGTTGTAGTCTCTGGGGTGTTTGGCACAGGCGTGGTCGGTGCGGTGAACGTATGGGGGACCATCAACACCAACCAGAACGCGAATTGGACAGGTATAGGAACCACACAAAGCCCGAATTGGGCGGATATCAGTACGTCGCAAAATCCTGATTGGACACAGATAGCGGCGTGAGGTAATCAGACATGAGCACGTATTCGACAAATCTGGCCCTTGAACTCATCGGTACTGGTGAACAGGCCGGTGTTTGGGGCACTACCACCAACACGAACCTCGGTACGCTCATCGAGCAGGCCATCTCTGGCTATGTGACTCAGGCGGTTGCCACGGGCACAGACACGACGATCACCATCCCGAACGGTGCCACGGGCGTGGCCCGTAACATGTACATCGAGTTGACCGGGACGGGCGGGACCAACACCAACCTCATCGTCCCTGCCAACAAGAAACTCTACTTCATCTTCAACAACTCGACGGGTGCCGTGACGGTCAAGGTCTCGGGCCAGACGGGTGTGTCGGTGCCGCAGGGCAAGAAGGTCGTACTCACCTCAAACGGTACGGACATTGTCAACGGCCTCAACTACATCGCTGACTTCGGTTCCAACTCGGCCACCATCACCCAACTCACCGCCACAAGCGCGACGATCACGAACCTCACGCTGACGAGCCTTGTCATCAGCAACCTGAGCATCGCCTCGGCCAATATCACGACCCTCACCGCAACCAACGAAACTATCTCCGGCAACCTTACCCTCTCCGGCGGCACGGCGAACGGCGTGTTGTACCTGAACGGCAGCAAGGTGGCGACGAGTGGGTCGGCGCTGGTGTTTGATGGGACGAACCTCGGCATCGGCACGACTCTTTCTGCATGGCGCAGCGGCGCGAGGGCCATTCAGTCGGGTGCGGCGGGTTATGTGTCCTTGTGGGAGCAAGCGAACGGCTCCACCAACCTTGCCTTTGCCGCCTACGAAAGCGCAGTAAACACTTTTGCCTATCGCACAACGGGTGATGCTCCGACGCTCTATTCGCAAGTTAGCGGCGTCCACACTTGGAGTAACGCCGCTGCTGGCACGGCAAATGCCACTTTTTCGTTTACCGAGCGTATGCGCCTCGACGCCTCCGGCAACCTCGGCATCGGCACGGCGAGTCCGGTGTATCGGCTCCATGTGGTTGGACAGTCTCTATTCCGAGCCTCTGCTGGAAACTTCAACATTGTAGAAGCGGCATCCGGCGGTGCTGGTGGCTTTCAGTTCTTCCGCTCTGGTTTTAATAACTGGTATGTTGGAAGCGCAAACTCTTCAATTGGTTTTGCCATTGGTGAAGACTCAACGCTTGCTTCGCCTGCATTGTTTATCGCATCCGGCGGCAACCTCGGCATCGGCACGGCGAGTCCGGCTTCGCGTCTTGATGTGACGGGTGCGTTTGGCACTTCCACGACGGCTTTCACGATTTCCAACAACTCTGCTGCGTCTGCGAGCAACATTGCCCGTATTGACTTCCGCGCTTCCAACACATTTAGCGGCAACGAGCGAGTCGCAGCGGTGTGGGGCATCAATCCAAATGCGGCAGCAAATAACGGCGGCGCGTTGGTGTTCGGCGTGTCTGCAAACGGCACTTCAACAACGCCCAGCGAAGTGGCACGGTTCGACCAAGCAGGCAACCTCGGCCTCGGGGTCACGCCGAGTGCGTGGGGGAGTGTTTGGAAAGCGCAGCAGTTACAAGCCGGTGCATTTGTCGCATCGCAAACCAATGCTTCCGATATTATTCATATTGGAACAAACGCTTTTGCAAATTCCAGCAATTTGTGGACATACATCAACACCGCCGCCGCAACTCGTTATCAGCAGTATCAAGGCGCTCACTCTTGGTTCACCGCAGCCTCCGGCACCGCAGGCAACCCCATCTCGTTCACGCAGGCGATGACGCTCGACTCCTCCGGCAACCTCGGCATCGGCACGACGAGTCCGGGGGCAAAGTTGGATGTATATGCAAACGCCAATGCAAGCAATACAATTTTGCTTCGCAATGCCGACACCAATACAGCAAACTTTGGCACGCAGGCGTATTACAGGCTTGATATTGCAGGAAATCATATTGGCGGTTTAAAAACTACCGCCAGAAATCTTGCTGGTTTGTCAACGCCTTCGCTTTATTTGACCACTTCTGCGGCCTACCCAATTGCGTTTGGTTTGAATGATTCTGCCACGCCGTCCATGTTGCTCGACTCCTCCGGCAACCTCGGCATCGGCACGACGAGTCCGACTGCTCTTTTGGATGTTAACTCCAACACAATGCGTTTGCGTACCGCGCGCACCCCGGCTAGTGCATCTGCTGCTGGCAATGCGGGCGACATTTGCTGGGATTCTTCATACCTTTACATTTGCACGGCGACTAACACTTGGCGTCGCATTGCTCACTCAACTTGGTAATAAGCAGACATGGACATCGAAGTTAGATTGACCCTTGAGGAAGCCGTCGCCCTGACCAACCTTGTCGGCTCACTCCCTACGGCGCAGGGTGCGTATCCGCTCTTCGTCAAACTTAAATCACAGGTGGAGCCGATGCTCCCCAAAGCAGAGGAAGTAAAGCAATGACCACTATCACTTGGCTCATCGAACGACTCGACTGCATCCCGCAGGCCGCCGAAGGCGCGGACTATGTAGTGACCGCCCATTGGCAATGCACGGGCGTGGATGGCAACTACACGGGGCAGGTCTACAGCACGACCTCGTTCCCGGTGGTGCAGGGGCCGTCCTTCACGCCCTACGCTGACCTCACGCTCGACCAAGTGCTGGGCTGGGTCTGGGCGAACGGAGTAGACAAGGACGCGACCGAAGCCGCCGTCGAGGGCCAGATTGAGGCCCAGAAGAACCCGCCGATTGTCGCGCCGCCGCTTCCGTGGGCTGTGTGATGACTTCCGTGCAGGAGTTGGAAGTGACTGTGACGAGTCACATTGATGTCTGTGCGGTGCGTTACGAGGCCATCCATGCGCGGCTGAAGCGTCTGGAGAACCTGCTGCTGAAGGTCGGCGGGACAATCATCCTCATCCTGCTGACCGCGTTTGGCACGGTGACGATGATGTTCTTGGAGTCCGTCAAGTGAGTGAAGAGGGCAGTCGAGTGAACTTCGGCGAGATTATGAAGATGCTCGTGCCTGTCCTGATTGCCTGCATCGCATGGCTCTTGGGTCAGGTCACTTCATTCAGCACCCGCCTGACCAAGATTGAGGGCCAGATGCCTGCGCTCATCACGCCGGAAGGTGTGCCGACCGACAGCCCCATCTCGGCAGAGCGCCGTCAGCGTATGAAGGAAGAACTGCTCGACAAGATTTATGACCTTCAGATGCGGGTCAAGTTGCTTGAGCAAAAGGAGAAGGACAAATGATTCCCGCAGCACTCTCTGCCATCCTCAAGCCCCTGCTCGGCAGCGGCCTCAACCTCGTCGCCAACGCCGTGTTGGCGAAGGGCAAGGACTATGTTGAGAACAAGTTGGGCGTGGAACTGAAGCCGGACATGTCCAGCGAGGACTTGGCGAAGATTCAGATTGCCCAGATGGAGCATGAAGAAGAACTGCTCAAGTTGCGGCTGGAGGAGGACAAACTCGACCTTGCAGAACTTGAGGCGCGGTTGAAGGACACCAACGATGCGCGGCAGCGTGAGGTGCAGATTGCGACCTCCGATAAGGCTCCGTTGCTGAACAAAATCATCACCCCGGTGTTGGCGCTCGGCATCCTTGGGTTAACCTTCGTGCTGTTCGGTGTTGTCATGTTCGACAACACGCCGGTCGAGGCCAGTCGCAAGGACATCCTCATCTATGTCCTTGGGGTGCTGTCTGCCGTGTCCACGCAGGTTGCGGCGTATTACTTCGGGTCAAGCGCGGGGTCGAAGGAAAAGACCGAAGCGTTGAAGGAGGCCATCAAGTGAGTCTCGTTAAAGAACAGGCGGCGTTCCTGCTGGATGTCGCCAAACTCATCAACAAGGCGACGGAGTTGGGCTTCGTCGTCACGGGCGGCGAACTCGCCCGCACCCCGGAGCAGCAGGCCATCTATGTCAAGACTGGCCGCAGCAAGACGATGAACAGCATCCACCTCAAGCGGTGCGCCATCGACCTCAACTTCTTCCGCGACGGCAAACTCTGCTACGACATCCCTGCGCTCACGCCGGTCGGTGAGTACTGGCAGAGCCTGAACCCGAAGAACCAATGGGGCGGGTTCTGGAAGTCGTTCAAGGATGTGCCGCACTTCGAGCGCAGGGTGTGATGGAGAGGGTGGAATCGAACCACCGTTAACGGAGTCAAAGTCCGTTGTCCTACCGCTAGACGACTCTCCAGCCGTTCACCAAGTATCGCGGTAGCCTCGGCTGCATCGCCAGTTAGGCGGTGGCACGCGGCTCCATTCGTGGTGTCTCCGTGCGCTTATGTTACGGAACCATTCGACAAGCCATCTGACCATAACGCCTCCACGCTGTAAGACTGTGAGGGTGAGCGCCAGTCCCTTGGCGGGTCGCCCGAGAGGTGGCTCGGGTCAACCCAATGCAGTTTGTTGTTCGGGTACGCAATCCACGGCCCCGACTCCAGCCGGATGATGTGGTGGTCTTTGCTCTGGTCAGACACCTCCGACCATCCACCGTTGTGCCAAAACACGCTGAAGAGGTACACCCCCGGTCGCCACACCCCGTCCCGGCCCCGAGCGCGGACACGGTGGCCCCGCAGGAACTCCATTTCCCGCACCTCGGCGTGGCGACTGAAGGAGTCCCACCAGCAGGCGAGTTCTAAAGCCATTGGAGGGCATGGGCGGCTGACCAAGGCATGGATAGGCACTCGCGCCCATTGCGCCCCAGAAGCCGTCATAACGCTGAACATAGGTACTCGTGCGGGTTCGGCCCGGAAACCGAACACCGTGCAGGGGGTAAACTCGCCCTTGCCCGCCTGATGGTCGTACAAGAATTCGTTGCGGAGGTACGCCGGGGTGTACGGGGTATCTACCATGAAGGTCACAGCAGCCCCTCCTTTTGCAGTTGAGCAATGGTTCGCGCCATGCCTTCCAAATGGGCGAGGCGCACATAGTCGCGGTCAAGGTCGGTATGCGCTCGACGGTCGATAGCATCGTGGCAGGCACTACACGCCCACGCCCCGAGGATGTCGGGCGACTTCATGCCCATGCCAGACACCCCAGTCAGGCGCACATGGGCCAGCACAACCGTCTCGCTGTTGTGGTTACAGACGCCGGGGATACGCACCATGCAGCCGCGTCCCTTCGCCTCTTTACGCAGGTTCATCAGAGCAGCCTCAAGAAACGCGGGTCAAGTACGCGAGTGTTGCCGCTCTGGTCATAATCGGCAGGGGCGGCAAGGTTCCATGCTTCGTCGTAATCGCGGAACCCATAAATTATGACCTCTCGCAGTTCTGGTTCAATTGGCTTGACGACAAACAGCACCAATCCTTTGCCAACTTGCTTGCGGCGCACGGGGGCATAATCGCCTGTCCGTAGCCTTTTGACTTCTATGTTTGTCCCGACATCAGGCGCATCCTTGTGCTTATCGTGCTGTGACGCTTTCCATACCGACCCCGACCAATAACGGTTGGCGTATTTGGCAACCGCAAGTTCTGCCACACACGCGGCTACTTGCGCCGTGCGGTCATCTTGCATCCGTTCCCGCTGATAATACATCGCATCACTTTTGCCCCAATTTTCAATGAATCGACGGATGCCGACATGGGATGCCCATTCATATTCCCACGGTTCTAGGGTAATGACGGGCCGCTCACTCATATACCGGCTCTGGGATGATGATGCCCATATTGGCGCATTCCGCAGATAACCAATCAAGGTACTCGCTGAACTGCTCTTTGTTCATGCGAGAAGATTTCAGCAACGGGCGGGTACGCGTTACGCCAAATCCTTCTAGTGTTTCAACTCCACCAAACTTGCCCAAAAAATGTTCGTGTAAATCTTCTCGCGTCCATCCACCGAGTAATTCACCGCCACCTTCTAAAATCGCGGGATAACAAACACCAAAAAGAAATGCGTTTTGTTTATTGGTGCGCGGCCTACGCCATTCGGTGACCTCGACCGCCCATGTCTTGAGCGGGTCAAGGTTTGACACCATCCGCGCAACGGCTGTCGCCATCGCGTCGGGGCGCGTGCCTTTCGGAAAGATGCGCTTCACCGTTGCGATGCCCTGACGCGCGCGGCCATCTGCTTCCACTCGAAAGCGTATTCGACGTTTTCATACCCGTCGAACCACGGGCCACCTTCGGTGAAATGCACACAGGTTGGGTCGGTGACTTGCGCCCGCGTATGCCAGCCCTCAAGGTAATTGTAGGTAGGCGGCAGTTCACCGATGTCCTCGTCCCTACACCACAAAAAACGGTGCAGATACAAACCCGATTCGGTGTTCACAATCTCGGGCGTTAGGTTGTACACGGCGGGGTGGTCGCAGTTGAACCACATGAACGACGACCAGTTCTTGCGCGGATACCGCCGCTGCGCCTGACCGTCCATCTTAGTAAGCGCGGTCGGCTCGTATTGGTGCTTAACCACCCACACAGCCTTTGACGGGTCGTTGTACTCAAACAGGGGCTTGAGGCTGTGCCGCACCAAAAAATCGCAGTCCATGAACAGGGCGCGACCACGGTAGTTGCAGAGTGTGGGGACGAGGAACCGCGAGAAACTGAATTCCGTCGCTGACATGGGGTCAGGCGCACGCCAGTAAAACCCCATCTCTCGCAGGTCGTCCAGTCGCAGCGCCAACACCTCGGCCTCCGTATGCTGAAGGATGGAGGCTTTAGCGACCTCAAACGCGATGTCCTCGCGGCTGTCGTAGCCGATGAAGATTTTGAGTTTCAAAACGGCAAGTCCTTGTCATCGTCAAACGGCGTCTCGTCCATCACCGGGGCGCGCTTCGGGGGCGCGGCCTTCTTCGGCTCGACGGAGAGGGACAGGTAGGCATCGCCCGACTTCTGGCTCTTTCGCACCCATCCCGAAACATTGAAATCCTCGTTGTTCACGACGAGCGTGCCGCGATAGTCGGGGCGTTTTTCAACGCCCTTTTTGTCGTTTTTAAACAAAACGCCGCGGTTGTTGTTGTCAAATTGCTTGTTCACAGGGTCACCTTTTCCAGTTGAGTAAGTTTGTCATCAAGTTCGGCAAGGAACTTCGCCACCTCGGTTTCGAGCATGGCGATGTACTCGTCATCGCGCGGGACACGGACGACGAGCAGTTGCAGCCGCGCCGGGAGTCTCACGTCGAACGACACGAAGTCGCACCACGGTCTGCCGGTGCAAGCCATCTGCCATTGCATCTGTGTGAAATATTTCAACGGCGGCAGTTGTGCCAAGACATACTCAAGGTGGATGGCCGTGTTGTGCGGACACTTAATCTCGACCAGTCCTTCCTCGGCGAACCCGTCCGGGGAGGCTCCAGACATCGCCACGGTCGGGTGGTCTATGAACCCCACCTCCTCGACCAAGATGCCCGTCTTGGCGCTATACGCGGCTCTGGCGGCGGGTTCCTGCTCTGTACCCCATTCCATCGCGGCGTTGCTAAAGGTTGCGGCAGGCTTGCCGGTCAGGCGCTCGACCACAAGGTCAGCGAGGTAGTTGGCGCGCGAAGCCGAGTAGCCGCTCTTGGTCTTGGCGATGACATCCGCAACGCGGCTGGCCGTAACCTTGCCGGCGCGTGCGGCAAACCATTCTTCGGTACGCTGTTCCATTAGGCGAGTTCCTTCTTTCGGGCGCTGAACGCATCCATGTGCGTAGCGCGGGTGGTTGCATCAAGTGACTTGAAGAGGGCAAGCAGCGCGGCAGGGTCAGCAGCCGCTGCGATTTGCGCCAGCACCCCGGGG